CAATGAATATTAAGGAATTTAGAACCCTAACAGGGCAAGAAGTTACAGAAAGCGAGTTCGCGGACATTACCAAGCTGTATATGGCTACGGGCAACATGGACAAACAGACGTTTTGCGGTCTTTGGAAGAAAAACGACCTTTTCAGCATCGCGCTGGAGGTAGAACGCAACCTGTCCGCAAAAGTCACCTTCGCGGAAAAGGTGCTCGCCAACAAAGAGCAAGAGCTCGACGACATGAAAGACCAGCAGGCAGCAGAGCGCGAGGACATGAGCCACGCGGCCGACGTGCTTCTGGCGGTAGATGAAGCCGACGACAACGTGGACGCTTACGAGGCAGCCATTGAGCTGGTGACACGCCGCGAAGTGGTGGAGCGCAAAGTTCGCATGGGTTTGCGACTGAGAGAGGAAGACAAAAAGTATATTTTGAACCATTTAAACAAGTAAAGATATGGAAGCAACAAGAAAGCAAATCGAGGTAACGAAAGAGGTACGCGCAGAGATTAAAAAAGCGTTTAAGTGCTCAGATATGACCCTGTGGCGCGCGTTGAACTTTAGCAACGACACGCCCACCAGCCTGCGCATCAGAAAGTTTGCGAAGCAGAAGGGCGGTGTGCTGCTTCTGCTCACCCCTGCCACTGAGACCATACACGACGCCGACGGGTATATGCGCCAGTATTTCGAGAACGGTGCCATGCTGGAGGCCGACAAAGGCACAGGCACGGTGCAGGTGTTTGACAAGGACGGCAACGTGCGCCGCGAGGTGAAGCACTGCACGATCGAGCAGCTCTATATAGAACAAACCTTTGCAGGAGGGCTTTAATTATGGAGTATTACGGTAACACGCTTTGTATTAGTCACACTGAGCTAACAGCTGGCATTATGACAAATGACAGTCTGCTCAAGCTCGCCCAACGCGGCAAAGTGGAACGCGTTCGCCGTGGCTGTAATGGTACTCCTGCGCTGTTTGCCGTCGAAAGCCTGCCTTTGAAATATCGGACAGAGGTTTACCGCCGCTACCCCGACGCACAGGAAAAGGCGGACAGCAAGCCATTTGTGGAGGCGATAGAGCCAGACGGCGAGGCGATGCAGTATTATGCAGACTATGTGCTGGCCGACGGGCGGCACCTGAGCAACGAGAAGCAAACGGAATACGCCAACAACTGCGCCATAATGAACGCTTTCAGGCTGTGCATAGACCGCGCGAACAGCCACCGCATCCGCCAGAGCAAGGCGAAGATAAAGCTCGGCGAGTTCTGGACAAAGGCAGCGGCGGCACTGCCCCGCATATCGGACGCATGGCCTAACAGCCTGCCACAGAACGCAAGGAGGCTGCACATGAAGTTCAACGAATACCAGAAGCTCGGTGCGGTGGTATTCATCAGCAAGAAGTTTCAGAACTCGAACGCCGCCAAGGTGGACGACGGGCAGAAAGAGGCCGTGCTCACGCAAATGATAGCACACCACAACAACCTCGACAACACCATGGTAGCCGAATACTACAACAAGGTGGCGGACATGCAGGGCTGGGAGCGGATAACCGCCAGCACGGTGGGCGTGTGGAAAGAAAAGCTCGACCTCGTGACGGCAGCGGGCAGACGCGGCGCAACGAACTTCAGGAACGAGAGGAGCATGCAGGTGAAGCGGCGGAGACCAAGCGCGGCGTTCCTTATGTGGACGCTGGACGGCTGGGACTGCGAGCTGCTCTACCAGACAGTGAGGGAAGACGCGCAAGGCCACCACGTGACCACCTACTCGAACCGCCTGTGCTTGGAAGTGGTGCTCGACCCCTGCTGCGACTACCCGATAGGCTACGCGATAGGCACGCACGAAACGCCCGCCCTCATCACTGAGGCACTGAGGAACGCGGCACAGCACAGCGCGGAGCTGGCGGGACAGATGCTGAGGGCGAACCAGCTGCAATGCGACCACTACGGCATCAAGGCCATGACCCCGCTCTATCTCGCCATGAGCGACAAGCTGACACCCGCGAGAGTGAAGAACGCAAAGGCGAAGCCAGTAGAGGCATACTTCGGGTACCTGAACAAAAACTACTGCCAAAGGTGCAACAACTGGTCGGGCTTCGGCATCACGACCGACCCGAAGAAGCAGCCGAACAGCGAGGCACTGAACATGTTGCGCCACCAGTTCCCCGACGAGGAGGGAGTGAAACAGCAGATACACGCCATCATGGCGGCGGAGCGACAGAAGAAGCACGCGCAAATGATGCAGATGCTCGCCAACCTGCCCGCCGAAAGACGGCTACCGCTGACAAAGGAAAACTACCTGCTCTACTTCGGCGACACGACTGGACAGACAAACGCCATTTGCGGCGGCGGGCTGAAGCCTACCCTGCTGGGCGTGAAAAGGGAATACGACTCGTTCGACCTGACATTCAGGCAGCACGCGGGCGAAAAGTGGCGGGTGCTGTACGACCCGAACGACCTAAACCAAGTCTTGGCCGTGAACGAGGACGGAACGCTGCGCTACATGCTCACCGAAAAGTATGTGCAGCCCATGGCTCTGGCAGACCGCACGGAGGGCGACGCAAGGGAGCTGCAAAAGGTGTTCGACTACAACGACCGACTGGAGGCGCACGTGACCGACCAACTGGCCGAAGCCTACCACAAGACGGAGGAACTCATCGCCGACAACCCACGGCTGGGCAACGTGCTGAACCGCTTCTGCCTGTGCGACAGCAGAGGACAACACAAGCTACCGCGCGAGGAAAAGAGACTCGGCATAGAGAGCACCAAGGTGGTGGCGGCAGAGGCGCGGGAAATACCGACAACGCCAAAGGGCAGCGACGCGGACGACTACTCAATATTTTAAGTAACAAACAATAAAAAATAACAGCAACATGACAAAGGACGAAAAGGTACAGATAGCAGAACGCCTGAAAAGTTTCTGCGCACAGAAAGGCAGCCAGAACAAGGCAGCCAAGAGCATGGGCATCAGCTCGGCGACGCTGAGCAAGGTATTGAACGGCGACTGGGACACCATAAGCGACGACATGTGGCGAAGCATCGCGGCACAGACGGGACACGACGCGACGGCATGGCAGACGGTGGCGACCAGAGGCTTTGAGCGCATGGGCTTCATACTGGACAACGCCAAGCAGGAAAGCCTCGCCATAGCCGTGACGGGCGACGCTGGCTGCGGCAAGACGGAGGCCGTGAAGCAGTACACGGCGGGACACGCCGCCACCTATCACCTGTGCTGCTCGGAATACTGGAACCGCCGCACATTCATCGCGAAGCTGCTGCGCGCGTTGGGCAAGGACATGGCGGGCACGGTGAGCGAGCAGATGGACGCGATAGTGGAGGAACTGCAAGCCGTGGAAAAGCCGCTCATCGTGCTGGACGAAGCCGACAAGCTGAGCGACCAAGTGCTCTACTTCTTCATATCGCTTTACAACCAGCTCGAGGGTCAGTGCGGGCTCGTGCTGTGCGCGACCAGCTTCTTGGAGAAGCGCATCACACGGGGCGTGAGGTTCAACCGCCGCGGCTACCAAGAGATTTACAGCCGCATAGGCCGCAAGTTCGTGAAGCTGCAAGTGGTGAACGACGAAGACATCGCGGCGGTATGCAGAGCCAACGGCGTGACCAGCGCGGCCGACATAGGCGCGATAATCAAGGACGCGGACTGCGACCTGCGCCGCGTGAAACGCGCCTGCTGGACTATCAAGAAAGGGGGCAGGGCATGAACGGCGCGGACTTCACGAAACGCCAGCGCATCACCCTCGGCATGAAGACCAAGGAGGCGAGCAAGGCGATGGACGAATGGCTCTACCGACAGGCACCCTGCGACATGAGGGTGCGCAGAGCCAAGACCAAGGGCATGGTGGCGGTGACAATAGAGACCGACCCCAAGGACAAAGACGGCGCGGGGCTTATCTGGGCATCATGGTGCGTGCAGAACCTCGACGGCGTGAAAGTGGACATCAAAGACATATAAACGGCGTATGGCAAGGGCGATAAGTAACAAGAACGTATTACAGGCAAAGTTTGACGTGGCCGACTTCGACGGGGCTTTCCTCGCCAGCTTCGGACGGCCGGAGCTTCGTGGCGAATGGCTGATATACGGCGGCTCGGGCTGCGGCAAGACCACGTTTGTAATGCAGCTTTGCAAGTATCTGACCCGCTTTCGCCGTGTGGCCTACAACTCGCTGGAGCAAGGTCTTTCGCTCTCTCTGCAAAAAGCATGGGAGCGCGTGGGCATGGAAGAAGTGGGCACGCGCATCATCCTGCTGGACAAAGAGAGCCTGAAAGACCTCACGGCGAGACTAAAGAAGAAGCAAAGCCCCGACATCATCGTAATAGACTCGGTGCATTACTGGCTTGGCTTCAAAATGAGCGACTACATGAAGCTGCGGCAGCAGTTCCCCGACAAGCTGTTTATATTCGTGGCGCATGAGCGCAAGGGCGAGCCGAAAGGCAGCCTCGCGCAAAACCTGCGCTACGACGCTGACATCAAAATAAGGGTGGAGGGCTACAAGGCATTTACGACCACCCGCTACGAAGTGGCAGAACGGCATGAGGGCGGCGCGGACTTCATCATCTGGGAGAAAGGCGCGGCGGAATACTGGGCGAACATAACAACAAAATAAAAAAGACTATGGCAAAGGAAAACAAGACAATGGACGAAATACACAGGGGGTTGCTGAAAAAATACCACACCCTCTGCTCGGTGCTCGGACTGAGCGCGGAGGAAAAGAGAGCGATCGCGGAGAGCTACGGCGTGGAGAGCAGCAGGGACATAGACACCCACGACCTCGTGAACATCTGCGCGAAGCTCTCGGAACAGGCCAACCAGAAGACGGGCACGGGCGACATGGACAAACTGCGCAAGCGTGTCATGGCTTCGATAGGCCAGTACCTGAGAAAGAGCGGGCGCAAGAGCAACGCCAGCGTGATAAAGGCGATAGCGTGCAGGGCTACGGCTCACGACGACTTCAACAAGATACCGCGCGAGAGGCTGCGCAACCTCATCGCCCTGTTTAACAACAAGGTGAAAGACAGTGAGGCGGTGGACAAACTGACGGCGGCGGAAGACGTATTAAACAACATGGCGAAGCTGTACGGCATAATACCGAAAGGCCAAGCCTAAAATAAAGAAAATGGCTTATGTGGTTGAATGAAAGTAACAGAATGAAGCATTTCGCGTATGCGATACCGTGCGGCTTTGTAGGCACGGAGCTGTTTGTGCTGGGCTTGGCGGTCGGCATGGAGTTCAAGGACAGAATGTACGGCGGGCGGTTCGACTGGCTCGACATCGCCGCCACGGTGCTGGGCGGCATCGTGGGGCAGCTGCTGCAAGTGGCGTTAATCATCTTATTGTATAACATCTAAAACAAGCAACGGAATGAAAAAGTATTTCAAGGGTTTGGGCATCGCGCTGGTATATGCGCCGTTTGCCATTATTGGCGTTATCGTCATCGCCACGGGCATGATATTCAAGGCGGCGGGTTACGCGCTGTTTGGCGACTTCCAGCACGCCACGGACGAAATAAGACAAGTAAAGCTGCTATAAACAGCATTAAATAACCATTTAAACAGTATTAAAACAATGGAAACAAAGGACAAAGTAAAGGTCGAAATGACCAAGGAACAGGCCGAAGCGTTCGCAGCGTTTCAGGCACAGCAGAAGAAAGAGGCAGAGGCGAAGCAGCGCAAGGAAGACCGCGAGACCTATGCCAAGATCGTGGACGAGGAAATAGCGGCGGCCATACCAGAGCTGCGCGCCCTGAGCGACCGCATCAAGGCGGTAAAAGCCAAGGTGTACGGCAGCTTCGCGCATGTGCTCGACATGAAAGCCAACGTGCTGCGCATCACCAAGGACACACAGCGCACGCACACCTTCACCCACTCGAACGGCAAAATGCGCCTGACGCTGGGCTGCAACTGTATAGACGGCTACCGCGACACGGTGGAGGACGGCATAGCCATGGTGAAGGACTACATACAGAGCCTCGCCACCGACGAGAAGACACAGACCCTCGTAAAGGCCATTATGCGACTGCTGAGCCGCGACGGCATGGGCAACCTAAAGGCGAGCCGCGTGTTGCAGCTCAGAAAGATGGCCGACGAGAGCAAGGACGACAAGTTCAAGGAGGGTGTGCAGATAATCGAGGAGGCATACCAGCCGACCATGACCCGCCAGTTTATCCGCGCTGAGTGGAAAGACGAGAAGGGACAGTGGCACATCATACCGTTGAGCGTGACCGACGCGGACACCGACGAAGAAAAGGCGGAGGAAGAAGCAAAAAAAGATTAAGCGTGCCGCCTGTGCATTTCCCCGAAAAGAATACCACAAGACAACACGCCCCGAATTTTGTTAATAAAGCGGTTGCAAAAATAACAAATTTTTTCGGGAAATGTGCAGAAATCACCATAAATCTACCATTGAGCGCATAAAAAAAGTGCGTGCGATAGTAAATCGCTATTATGAGAGTGGCAATAATAGCAGATGTTACAAGGCAGTGTGGCGGCGATATGTGAACCCGCTCTATCCTATGAGCTATCGGACGTTCCTTAGCTATCTGGACATTCCTACACCACCACCCGACAACCCCACACCACTGGAAAAGTCGCTTTTTGACTTTTGGGACGATATGCCAGTTTATCAATCTTGAAAAATTAAGGCTGCATCGAAATGGTGCAGCCTTTTTTTGTCTTCATCAGACGCGGTCGATAATGTCCATGTCGGTGAGCGGCACGGCTCTGCATGGTCGCTTTGCGGTGGCATCCACGGCGTGGGTCTGCCACCTCTCTATGTTTTCCATGAGCTCGCCGTGGTTGTGGTTTGTCGCGCTGGCGGTGAGCATGAAGCAGCCGAAGCCGTCGCCGCTCAGTCCCTGCATGGCGGCGTTCACGCGGTCGATAAGGTCGAAATACTGGAGGGCTATGTCTATGCGCTTGTCGGCCGCGCCAGCGGTGTAAGCCTGCCAGCGCGTGACGACATGGAGGCGCACGGGAATGTCGGCATCCCTCTGCCAGTTGCTGAGCTGGTGAACCTCGTACTGCTCGAACTCAATGAAGACGGCGGGCAAAGGCCACGGCACTGAGGTGGAGACCTCGACGACGTGCTCGTTCCAAAGGTCGATAAACTTAACGTCTGGGCACCGCTCGGCGATACGCTGGGCGATAGCCTTAAAAATCTGCTTTCTCATTTCTTCTTAATTCTACTGCTTATAAAGTTGGACATACTGAGGCTGAACGCTTGGAGGTTATCGTCGATCACGTCCTTAATGAGCTGCTGGGTCTCTTTGCCGTCGCCTATGAACTGACGCTGCGGCATATTGAACCGCCGCTGGTGGGACTTGACCTGATAGCGTTTTCCCTTTTTGCTTGTGCGATAATGCGCCTTAACGGTGAGGGTGCCCTTTCCGCCCTCGTTGTGGATCGTGGTGTAAGGGAGTGAGGAAGAAAAGCGCACGCCGTGGCCTACGACCTCGCTTTTGATGCTTCGCCTCATCGCGCCCGTGACCACAAGGAGAGAGCCGAGGGCTTTCTTATCCTTTCGGGGCTTCCACGCATCCGTGAAGAACGCCTTGCGCTGGAAGTTCTTGTCGAACTCATCGGAAAGCTCTACGCGCATATCCTTTAAAATGTCGGCTTCGAGCTTCTGGCCGTCGATAATATCAGACATTTTGCTAAATTATTGTTAATAAATATACTACTTTACAGAAAATCGACGTATCTTTGCGGACATGAAACAGATAACAATACCACAAGCAGTAATCAAAGAGGCACAGCCTTTCATTGACCGCTACGGCAACCGACTAAAATACCTCGGTGACGTGGAGGGGCAAAAGGCGTGGCTTTTTGCATTTCCTGCTGACGCAACCATTGGTTATCCTGTTGTTTATTTGTTCAAGAACGGTGAAGCACTGGAAGTTTCCGACTCACTTGCTTTTGACTTTATCGGCATGTACGTCGAAAATCTCGATGAAATCGGTATTGAATAGCTTGTTGTCTATTCGCATGATACCTCGACAGCCGTGCTGGGTACCTTTTCCCTCTTTTGCCAAATTGTTTATATCGTCCCATTCACGACCTGACCCCTCGGAGTTGTCGTGCTGTGGCTCTATATATTTGAGCGTTCCGTCCTTAAATCGTTGTAATACTGTCATGTGTCCGCCGCCAGACTTCCAGCCAATACTGAGACCATACACACCCTCCTCCTTACAAGTTTCGTTGAAAAACTCTAACCAGCGTTTCTGTGTCATTTGCTTGTACTTCTTAGAGGAGAGCCAGTCGTTTATTTTCGTGTAGGTCGCTGGTGTTCCGTCTGCGTTCTTCCACACTTCCCAACAGTTGTAACCACGGCTCAGATATTCAAGCTTCGACCCTGTGGTGTTACCCTTAGCCGTTACATCAATGCCCATAAGGCGGAGCATATAAGCAGGTGTGCAGGTTTGGCAGTTAATGTTGTACGGCTTATCTTTCGACTCGCTGTAATCGGGGTTTTTCCTGTAATGCCGTCCCCCTTTATCCACATAAGCCCCCTTGGGGTCTAATATGAACTTCTCAACGTGTTTCGGGTTTGCGTGCTGTTTGTCCGCTTGCTCTACGCTCATAGGCTTGCCAACTTTCACGCCTAACTTTTCGGCAATCTCGTAATTATTCAGAGCCTTTGCGTCTTTCTCTGCATCCGTCAAATTATCGGGTAGCTGTGCGCGAAGCTCTGCCACTCGCTTATTTTTCTTTTGTTCCGCCGTGAGCTGCTTTATAACTTTCTTTGCCGCTGCTGGTGCTTTGTAATACGGGTGCTTAGGCGGGAAAAGCTGCATTTCCGTGCCCGCGTTATAGCGGAACATACGCTGCTTTAGCGTGTCGGTGGCTTCATCGCCCAACTTCATGGCCTCTTTCGGGTCGCTCGGCTGGTACTTGGAACGTCTGACCTGCACCGCTTGGCACCTGCACCCCCAACCATTTGGCGGGTAATACTTCGACCAGAACGGGTCGTCGGCTGGCAGCGTAATGCCGTCGAGCGCGGCATGGTCGGGACGCACGCGGGAGTCCTGCGCCGTGCGGTACTGGAGGAAATAACGGTCTGTGTCCTTGGAGAGGTCTGCCCACTTTACCGCCATGAGTGAAGAACCGAGGGCGTGCTTATACTCGGCGTTTAGCCAGTTCACGTTGTAGTTCTGGTTAATCTGCTGCACGTCTTTGCGGAAGTCGTCGAACGGCTTCACGTTTCCCTTGTCGTCGAGCATGGACAGCCCCACCTCGCGGAGGGCGTGGAACGTCTTAAAGCCAGAGAAAATAAAGCCGTTGTTTTCGAGCGCGTAGCGGAGAGTTTCGGGCACGTCGTGAGGTATGGACGTTTCGACCGCGCGGTTAATCACCTGCGTGGTAGCGTCGATCACCTTTCGGGCGCGTGGGTCGGTGAGCTGTGAGGCATCGAAGCCGCCCGCGTCGTACACCATTTTTGCGGCATCGTCGAAGACGGCGGGGTCGAACGTCGGCACATCGTCATCCTCGCCCTTGGCCAGCTGGAGGGTGTCGCCCTCATAGTAGAGCTGGAGCAAAGCAGAGTGAAACGCCCCGTAAGAGCTGCGCAGGTCTGCGGCCTGCGCGGGGCTTACTGGAAAAAAGAGTTAAGCGCGTCGGGCTGTGTCTTCGCCTCGCGCTCGCCAGTGATACCGACGTTGTATTTGTCGATGAAATACTGAGGATCAATCTTATAGTATTCGAGCAAAACGCGCTCTATCTCTCTTTGCTCGGACGGCGTGAAGCTGGCCGCGTCGTCCCACTCATAGCGCAAGCCAGCGACAGGAAAGCCGTGCATGAGCATGAACGGCAGCAGCTTGTCGTTGATGTTGTACGCCAGCATGGTCTTGTCGTCCTCGACCACATTCTCGAAAACTTCGAGGTGGGTTTCAGACTGTGAGAGGCTGCTTCCGCTGTCTATGGTCATGGTCTGGTTAAGAATGCCCTTTGACATCTCGGAGTTACAGCGGTCTATACGCTTGTCGAAGACGTTGTAAGCATCGCCGCGGCTGCTTTCCTTTATCTCTATGTCGGTGCCGTCGGGAAACAAGCCCCAAAAGGCGGAGCCCATGTTTTCGAGCGCGTCTTCTATCTTCTTTCGCTCGCCCTCGTCGGTGGTGGTGGCCTTGGCTATACGCATAGGCGCGCCGAATATCTCGCCGAACATATCCCAAAAGCCCAACATATTGCGCTTACTGATACACTGGGGCGAACAGGCAAGCAGAAGACCGAGGTCGGTCTTACTGCCAGCCTCTAAACACCACTGAGAGAACTCGCCATCGCGGTAAGGAATGCCGCTGTGCCAGTCTTCACCCACCGTTCTGAGGAGGACGCCATGCTCAGGACAAACGTGTTTGCGCGGCACCAGTTCCACGTCCTCGAAGCGCATATCGTAGCCCGTGCCCACAATGTCGCCGAACTGAATGAGGGAATGCCCCCAATAACGTGAGGACAGAACGTGCGTGCAGTAGTCGTCGAACCACTCTTTGCGCAGCAGGTCGGTGGCCTTTTCGTCTTCCTTGCCATCCTTGCCCACAAGTCGGTATTTGTTGCGCTTCACCATGCCCACGCGCTGGGAGATACAGCCCTGCAAATGCAGGTCTATGAGGTTGTCGGTGTAAATGTCGTAAAGCAAACAACGCTGTGGGTTATCCACGTTAATGGCCGCCTGCCATGCCTGACGCCACATACCCACGTCCTTTTTGGTGAGCGCGTCGGTCTGCTGGAGCAACTGGGCTGTGAGCTTCATGCCCTGCTTTGAGCGCGCGAACTTAGCCAGCCGCTGCATATCATAGCGGCTATACACCTGCTCGCCCGTGACGGCGGCGTAGGCTGTTTTAAGTCTGTTTAAAATATCCATAACTATGATGCTGTTTAATAAAGTGTTTAACGCCGTTTAATAAGCCGTGAAAAGCCCATTAAACGGCGTTTAATCTGTTTACTACCATGTGGGGCGCGTCTTCTTCTGACTTCCCCACTTTACTGGGTTTGCCGCGTCGGTGTCGCCGTCCTCGCTCACGTATGTGGGGAAGTTGGGCGAAGCCTTGGAGGCTTGCACGTCACGCAGCCATTTGATGCTCTCGTTGTAAAGGCTCTCACGCCGTTCTATGCCCATGTTTTGCGGCAGACGGTGAACCATGAGCCACAGGGCGATATTTACGCAGCACTGCACCAGCTGAGGGTTGCGGTCTTCGCCCGTCTGGCGAAAGGCGCGCGCCATGTCGTAGCGGCCACGGGTGTAGCTGCTTATTTGTTCCTGCGCCGCGCGCTCGGCGGTGAGGCGCAGGTCGGTGTTGGCCTGCAACGTCTCGAACTCGAAGTCGTCGCATACCGCCTTGTAGTCGTCATCGTTTAGAAACATCGCGCTTTCTGAAATTAAGGAAACAACGGCGACATTCTCTCTTAGGCAGCGGCTGGGGCACGGCCTCGAACATGGCAACGCTTCGCGCCTTTTCGGCTGTGAAGCCCTTGCCAAAGCGGTGCTGGCGTATGAGCTTCTTAACGCCCTGCATGGAAATCACGCGGGGACGGCCGCCCCAAACAAGAACCAAGAACTTACGGCGGTGCAGGTTTGCATCGCGCTGAGCCTTACGAATGGCTCGACGTGCCCTAAAGTCGAAGACCACGGCACGAAAGAAATGCTTTAACTTTTTCATGTTTTTACCACGTTATGTTTTTAGCCGACCGACGTTTACCGAAAGACGGCGTGAATTTGGAAATACTCGAATGCTTTTGCAGCAGAAAAATGGCTCCCTCGTCGGCATCGGGCGCATCATCGTGGCCGCGCATACCCTTTTGGAAAGCCAGCGTGAAGTCGACGGCGCGCACCATGTCGGGGTCGTCCTTTTGCTGCTCATCGTAGAAGACGAAGCCACGCTCCCAAAGCGGCGCGACTGCCTCGATACGCTGGAACTTGTCGGGTTTCTTTCGCTTGTCGCCCAATATGGGCAGCTGGTAGCCCCGAAGCTGTCCCTCAGTCTCGAAGTCCTCAAGCTGTTTGTCCTGCATGAAGTTGGCCTCCATGTAGAACTTAATGGCTATGCCCTGCTGCTGTGCCCACTCGTAGAGGTCGTAACACCAGCGCACCATCTCGCTGAGGGTGGTCTGGCGGACAAAGGCACGCAAATGCCAGAGCCGCGTTTGCTTGTCCTTTCCCCACAGCTTCGCCGCCTTGTAGTCGTTCTTGGCGGTGGACTTCCAAGCGGGGTCGATATACAGCACTATTTCGGTGAAGTCGCGCCACGCTGGACGCTTCGCCCATCTTATCCAATCCTGACGGAATACTGCACCCTCCACGATCGGGTTGTTCATGTACTCTTTCTGAAAAGAGCGGTACCCCTCGAAATCCTCGATCGCCTGCACCTCGGCGCGCGTCCACTTCGCCGCCCATGACACGCGCCCGTTCTTGTCCAAAATATCGACCTGCGACACCTTTACGGACTTAATGGCGCAAATGTTTGCCAGTACCGACGTTTTGGAGATAAGGTTGCCCACCATGATGAAGCGGCCGCGGCCACCGTCCAAGGCACCGAACAGAGCCTCCTTCACCCAATCGGTGAGGCGCGAGACGCGGGCGGGGTTCTCGCAAAGCTCGTCGTCGTCCAAGTCGTCTATGACTATGTAGTCAGGACGGTGGGAGCGATAGCGGAGACCACGCGGCGACTGTCCACGGCCACGGGCGAAAAAGGCGGTGCCGTCCTTGGTGACGAAAGACCCCTCCTCCCATGTGCCGTTGTTGTACTGCTCGCCGAAGTCGGCGGCGTAACGCTTGTTGTACTGGAGCTCGGCCTGCAAGTCGGCCAGCAGCGTGTTAGCGTTATCCTGAGACTTGCCCACCAGCACCATGACCCAAAACTGGCGAAGCGAAGCCCCGCCGTATATCTGCGCCTTTAGCCACATCGGGATAAATATGTCCAAGTGTGTGGACTTCGCCGCGCCACGGTGCCACTTAAAGACCGCCTTTATATTTTTGTCGCAAATGATTTGCTTTGCGGCTTTGAGGTGGAACGGCGCGCACGGCGTTTGCTTGCCCGTCTGCGGGTTCGTGGTGTAGTGTGGGAAGTAATAGTCGACAAACGCGCCATAGTCGGAAAGCAGGCGTTTAATGCGCTGCTTCTTCTGCGCATCTGTCTCGTGGGTGTTCACGGTGGTGGCCTCTTGCACGTCCTCACAGTGAGCCTTCCACAGTTCCAACGCCTCTTTGGGCGTAAGTTTGTCGTACTTTGGCATTTTTACTTATTGATAAGTTTGTTTTGCATCAGATAATTAATGTACTGGTTGTGATACTTGTTAATGGTCTTCAAAAGCTCAGGCGTAATATCCTCGTCGAACTCGGCCTGAAACTGCAACCACTTGGAGAAAGCCATGAACACCTCGATAACGTCCACGATGCTGGTGTGCTTGTCGAGCTTTTCGATAGTGGCGGCGAACTTGGCCAGCTTGTCGCCCAAGCCGTTGGCCGCGTCTGGGTCGTCGCTGTCATTAACGGTCTCTATCATCTTGTCGACCGTGCGCAATAGCTTATTAACAAGTTCGGGGCGTGTTATGTTTTGCGCTGCTCGTTGCTCTACCCATCCGCCGACGTTCACCCACTTTGTAATGGTCTGGGCTGACACGCCCACTTTCTCGGCTATTACTTTCTGCTGTTCGCCCTGCATATAGAGCAGGCGGGCGTAGTCCTTTTTATCCTCAAGTTCTTTCTTTGTAATCATTCATAATTTAAACGCTTTTATGTTACTACTAAAACAAACGCCGACGCATCGCACAGCGGCAGGCATCGGCGTAATACGAGTGCAAAAGTCCCCATTTTTCGGCGAAAATAAAAAAAGAGTATCAAACTTCGACACTCTATTTTTGTAGCTCAGGAAAAGTCGCGACTTTTGCGGTCGTGTTTCATCGCGGTGTAGAGCAACGGCAGCTCGCTTGGCTCATTCCCAAGAGGTTGCAGGTTCGAGTCCTGCCACCGCAACGGTTAGGTTTTAGTTTTTAGTCATAATTTACGATTTTTGAGTTT